TGCTTTGGCTTCTGCTACACGGCCTTGACGAGCAAGACTAGCGGCAGCCCGGGCTTGCCCAAATGCTTCTAAAAATGACCAGATTGAGTTGATAATAGTTTTCATAGATATCTTTCCTTTTGATAGTTAAACTGACGGATATAGTTTTCCAACTGTGCGGCATCGGTAATGCCTTTTGTACTTAGATAAGCGTCTAAACTGCTTTGATAGCTAGATCCTGGGAACATTTCGGATAGACGTTCTAGAATGGCTAGCATTTTGTTTGATAAGATTTTCATACTTTCCTCTGTAAGTGTGTGTAGTAACGTATCAGTGTTTCTACTGAGTATTTATTCTATTATATGCGGCACCGCACAAAAAGTCAAGGTTGTGTTTAATCGTCTGTTGTGTTACAATCCAATAAATACATTACATAACAAAAACAACACTATGCGAAAAAGCACAAGAAGTATCTTACAAGAACTGAGCGATTTGGGAATCAAGCGCGACACGGATCTCATCATAGAGAGCCGAGGATCAAACATCATTGAAAGCGCAGTCAATTTGCTAACAGTTATAAGAGAGAACTATGACATTGAAACTGCCTCGGAACTGGAGCGACGTTTCTTAAATGCTATTCGTGCGGGCGACAGTAGCAAGTTCAAGCGTGGCATACAACGCATACAAGAAGCCAAAAAGCCCAGCAAAGATCCAATATAATCTCCCCATTTCCTCCCCTTATCTGCACTTTTTTACCAAAGTGAATAAATAATATTACAAAGGCTTGCTAGGTTGCAAGCTGTCCATAGAGAATGGACTAGACATATCGAGGAGAAAATATTATGTCAGCAACAACACGTTATAATGGTAGTTATGGTAACTACTCAACAGGTACATTACGTACAGTAGCACAATTTAAAGCATTTATCATCACTGTAAAGAACGTAAGTGCATCCGCACAAGATTTGCAAGCAGAAGATGCAGATGGCGCAGGCGAAGTAAATCAAGTAGTTGAAGGTCTCATCCGTGAAGTTCAACCGTTAATGTATTTCGTTACTAGTTCTGGAGCAGGTACAATCAGCGTTGTCGTTGACGGTCATGCTGTAGATGCAGCAACTCTACAAGCACGTATCCGTGCAATGGCTACAGTTAACAGTATTGATGTTTCTGGTACTACAGTAGCATTAGCAACTAGCTTAGTAGCATCTTAATCTAACAACCCCGGGATGGGAAGTATGGCCCCACTTTTATAGTGGGGCTTTTTTACGACTGTTAAATACTTCCTATGCATTACAAACTGTATTCTCTCGCAGACATAACAAATACTCGACAGTATCAAAATACTGCTGAACAACGACAGGCTCGTAATCAGCAACAAAACTTTGACACTGTGATCCAGACCATTGGAATGAGAGCCAACATAACTTACGACAGCCCCCCAACAGTGACATTAGACATGCCCAGCGCATATGGCTTGGAAGGCAACACTCTTGCCAGCATATGGATTTTTGAATGGCGGTGTGAACGAGAGTTCCTATTTCTAGATGACGGTGATCACGTGGGCTATTTAAAACAGCTATTCAAGCTGGTACCATACATTCCCAACTTGACCGAAACAAATCCCTCTAACCTACCAGTATTCATGCCTGGCAAGAACATAACATTTGAAATGTTAGTATAAATACTTGATAGGCTCATCACTAGGCAATTAATAATACACTGGGAAACGTGACCCAGACACTTTAATTCATAACCTTAAGGAAGAGCCCAATAATGGCCACGAAAGAAGCAATAGCACAATTAACTGCATTACCTGAGCGTGTAGCAATAGTTGAAACCAAAGTAGACCAGATAGAAGAAAAACTCGATGACCTCAAAGTGGGCGTCAAAGAGATGCATGACTGTCTAGACAATACTCGCGATTTACTAGACACAAAACTGTGTGCAATGTCTGAGGCCAGCAACGCCCAACATGCGGAAATGTCAGCTAAGATTGGTGACTTAGAAAGAATCAAAAACAAGTACACAACATATGCCATGGTGGGACTAGCATTTGCTGCTGGTACTGGTTGGATCAACGCTGTAAACTTCCCACATATATTGAAGTTCCTTGGTCTTTGATATTAAATAATGACCTATGCAACAAGAAGATCTAGTCAGTACAGCCATTGTATTCCACAAACGATTAAATCCCAAGTTGTGGTCTAAAGGCCATCTAAAAAAAGATGTTAGATTTCATCTATTAGAAATTGCACAGCATTTCATAGACTTTATTGATATTGAGCCATTAGGGCTACAAGACATCACAATCAGCGGCAGCAATGCAGGATACACATTTAGCCGTAATTCAGATTTAGATTTACATTTGGTTGTTAACATTCCAAAAGAACGTGAACGTTTAATGAAGCAACTGTTTGATGCAAAGAAAAATCAATACAACTTTCAACACAGCATTAAATTGAAGGGCATACACACTGAAGTGTATGTACAAGATGCACAGCAAGTTCATCACAGTGCCGGCATTTATAGTGTACTTGATGACAAATGGTTACAAATTCCTGAGCGCAAAGAAGATACACTAGATCGAGCTGAAGTTAAAGTAAAGTATAAACACTTTGTAGGATCAATTCGAGCAGCATTACGCAGTGATAATTTACAAGCATCTCTACAAGTTATGGAAAATATCAAACGCTTACGTCAACAAGGACTAGACCGAGAAGGTGAACTAAGTGTGGAAAATATCACATTTAAAGTGTTGCGTAGCAAAGGATATATCGACCAACTACGTGAACACATAAGTATACTAAAGGCAAATAAACTTAGCCTGGAGACAAACAATGAAAATTAAAGACATATTAGGCGAAGCAGGCGCCGTTGCTACTATTAAAGACTACAAACCTGGACAGTCACTGAGTTTTACAGATCAAGAAGGATCCACAACAACCACCGTTGATCTTAAAAAGAGCCCAATGGCTGTTAAGCCTAATGAGCAGGGCGAGTTGACATATGATCCAACCCCAGATAGTACAGCAGCAACTCCTGGCCAAGCGCAAACTCCTGAGATTAAACCAGGAGCACAAATTCAAATTGACACAGCTACCACAGAAGGTTCGGGCAGTGAGATTGAAGGAATGTTTAGTGATTGGATGAGCAGCGAATACGCTCCATATGATGACGACTCTGGCGATGATAAAGCAGTATTCATCAAGGCATTGAATTTTGTTGCGGATCGAATGGACAATCGTTCAGACTCTGAAAGTTATGCTTACAAACTAGCGGACATGTTCCACGGTTCAGGAACGGCAGATGAAGAAGATGAAATGCCACAACCATCAAGAATGGATGAGTCTGCATACATCACAGCACTGGCTAAACGTGTTTCTGGTACTAATGCTAAAGTCAGCAAGTCAGCAAACAAATCTATTGCTGACATTAGAAAGTTAGCCGGTTTATGAAAATAAACGAACTCATTGGCAGCTTTGCTATATACACTACAAACGAGGAGAAGGCCTTCTTATCTAAAATTAGCCGGCCCGTAAAGATGGCAGCTTTAACAGAACGTGAACGTGTTATTGCAGAAGCAATGATTCGTAAAAGTTTGTTAATCAAGATAGGGCACGAAGACCCAAGTATAGTAGCAAATGAATATTAAAAAATCAGCAAGACAACTAGAATCATTTTACGAAGACTTCAAAGACAAGTTGCCGTTTACCCTATTGCCCAATAAGGCTGTGGGATATCATGATTACATAGTTAGACCCAACAAAGATAACGGATGGGACTTGTTAAAGAAGTATCCAAGCGGGCCGTCAATCGTTGACACATTCAACTTAAAAGTATGTGCATTGATATCCGCAAAGTACCATGAAAATACTAGAATTCAACAGCTAATAGAAATTAAAGAAATGGATAGGCAGTACTCTGCAAATGAAACAGATTCTACTTATTTTAGGTATTTTTACAATAAAACCACAGATCCAGTGCGCAGAGACACGTTTCTTTGGCGTTACGAAATAACCACTGAGAAAACCAAGTTCTACAAGGACAGGATTTCCAGTTCGTTTAAAAACGTATTCAGATAAATAATTACATAGTTAGGAAGCCATCATGCAGATAACAGATTTTTCAAAACCAGTGAGTAGTAAAAGATTGAACGAGAGCCTAGCACAGAAGTTTGGCTACAGGTTGGACTTGAACAAGTTCACCATGGAACAGCTAGAAGATGCACGTAATAAATTACGTACAGCTCAACATCAGTTTGAAACAAATGAAAGCTACGATGCTGTTCATACAGATCACAAGTATCATAAGAACAAAATGTTCTTAGATGTAATTAATCAAGAGATTTCAGAACGTGTTGAAATTGAAGACGAAGATAAAGAAGAAGAGAAGCCAAAGAAGAAGAAGGCAAAGAACTTGAAAGAATATAACGAAGCAATGATTGCATTAAATCATTTTACTAGACAGTTTTCTATTCCATCAAGCTGGACGCAACAAGCACGTTCACGTTTGATGATTGAAGAAGATGCAGATGATATCAAAAGCGAACTAATCGTACGTTACGATTTAGATGAAGGCACAGCTAACGCACTGATCCAAACATTGTTAATCACTGAAGGTGAAGAAGAAAAGGCCGAATTAATTATGGCTTCCAAGGACATGGTTGATCGCATCACAGGTTGGTTAGAAGATGTGGCAGCTATGAAATCTGAAGCCATGCTAGATTTATTAGACTCTATAAGAGACGAAATGGGTTCTGACATTAGCGGATCATTTGAACAAGCCGTCCGCCCAGCACTAGATGAAATTTACACAGTATTAGAGACTAACCGTCAAAACTTAGCAAAGGCAGTGAGTATCCTAACAGGCAGTGAGCCACCAGCAACAATGGGAGCCGCAGCCGCTCCAGGAGCTGAAGCACTTCCACCAGCAGAAGGCGAAGCAGAAGCTGAGATTCCAGCTGAAGCAGCAGGCAGAGAAATGCGCGAGTCTGTGCAATACAGCCGCAGACTAGCACAAATGCTTTCAAAAAAAAAGTAATTAAAGAAAGTAGAGATCCTTTATTCGACCTGTTAGCGGCAAAGAAAAATGCCGCTGACAGCGAAGAAAACCCCGAGACCATTAGTTGGCAAGCACTTGGCAACGAAACTGAAAACGTAATTGGTCAACGCATTGACAACCCAAACACATTTGGCGTTTACTACGATGCAAATCCTCAATTTAAAGAACTTTGTAGCTTTGGACCCGAAGGTGTCAAATTGAACACCCAAGAGGCTGAATCTGACCAAACACGTGGCGGCACTGACAACAGCGTTGGACAAATGGCAAAACGTGCAACGGCAAAAAGAGCCGGTTGACATTACCAAATAGTTGTTGTATAATGTTACATGACTCTTTTAAAACAAAAATTCGTTTATACTCCCTTATCACGAGATGAAAGCACTGGCAAGCGTTTATACGCTTGTCCAGATGGACACAAAGTACCCAGCGTTACAACTGTTCTAGATAAAACAAAACCCGCAGAATCACGCATAGCATTGGCTAATTGGCGCAAGTCAGTTGGTGACAAACGTGCCACTGAAATTACTACTGAAGCTGCCAACCGCGGCACACGTATGCACACATTCTTAGAGAACTTTATCAAAGGAGATGTGTTACGTGAAAGTGTAAGCAACCCTTACGCACAGCAAAGCCTAGTAATGGCTAAGAAAGTAATTGAAAAAGGTTTCCCATTAATTGAAGAAGTATGGGGCAGTGAAGTTCCTTTATACTTCCCAGGATTGTATGCGGGAACTACTGACTGTGTAGGCATACATGCAGGCGACGAAAGCATCTTAGACTTTAAACAAACCAACAAGCCCAAGAAACTTGAATACATTGATGATTACTTTATTCAGCTAACAGCATACGCTTGCGCCCATAACGAAGTACATGGCACTAATATTCGCAAAGGTGTTATTCTAATGTGTGTTAAACCTGATGAGATTTCGCCTGGAGCATGGGGAGAACCCCAATATCAGGAATTCATTTTAGAACCCAAGGATTTTGACTACTGGTCCACTAGATGGTATGACCGTGTAGAACAGTACTACCGAGAAAACAGCTAAATATCACATAAGAGGATATTTTCATGGCTGTCGTTCAAATTTCACGCATTCAAGTCCGTAGAGGACAAAAGAACACTGGTAGTGGACTACCACAATTGGCATCAGGCGAACTTGCCTGGGCCGTTGATACGCAAGAACTGTTCATTGGTAACGGCAGCGTTGCAGAGGGTTCACCGTTTGTTGGCAATAGTAAGATTCTTACTACTAACGACAACATCTTAGAATTATTTGAACAGTATCAGTATAAGAGAACTGATACAACTGTTCAAACTGGTGACGATAGTAACTATCCAATATTGCGTAGTGTTCAGGATCGATTAGATGAGAGAGTAAGTGCTGCTGAATTTGGAGCTATTGGTGGAGACGGAACAGGCAACGACACGTTAGCAATACAACGTGCAGTAAATCAACTTTATCTAAACCCAGCAAGTGTTGGTTTGAATCAAGGTCGTTATATTTTAGAATTTGGTCCTGGAATTTTTACCTTCACACAAACAATTTATGTTCCTAGTTACACAAGTATTGTAGGTGCCGGCCAAGGTCGAACAGTGTTCAACTATACAGGCACTGGATCAGCATTTGAGTTTATTAACGATACATCTACAATTGGCACACCAAGTGTGATTGGTAGTTCAACTTTTAATAATCAACCTAAACATATTTTGTTTAGAGGATTTACATTATTACTCACACAAGCCAATACAACAGGCTTGAAATTAAACGCAGTGAGAAACAGTTTGTTTGAAGATATTGGAATTACTGGCATTTGGGAATTGACTGATCCTGTTGAAGCTAACAGTGTAGGCGTATATTTGAATGCATTTAGTGCAGCAGTCACATGTAAGGATAATTTATTTTCTAGGGTATCAGTTAAATCAACTAGTTATGGCGTGTATTCAAAACAAGACATTATTGGTAATGACTGTCACAGTTGTGGATTTGATACATTGTACACCGGAGTTAGTTTTGGTGTTGGCGCAAACTTAACCAGTGTTGGACAACAATATGGCCCACGTAATAATAGTATATCTGACTGTACATTTGAAGATATCTTAAGACAAGGAATTAAAGTTGCAAATGGTACTGGAAACATTAGTACAGCAAATAGATTTGTCAATGTTGGTAATGATGGTGGAGGTAATTCTCAAGCAGTATATGGTCATATAGAATTTGACAGCTTGTCAAATGTAAGTGTACACGACATATTTGATAGATCAAGTGAACTTGGTAGTATGAATTCAACTGATGCATACATTGGAGAAGTACTTGGTAAAACAATGTTTCTCAATCTATTTACTAGACAAGAAACAATAGTACAAACTGCTACATTTATTCCGCTTTGCAGACTACCAATAGGAAATGCAATTGGTTATGAAATCACGTATGTTTATCAAAGTACAACACATGCTCAAATGAGATCGGGTAAGATTAATATAGCAGTTGACGGAGTTAATGGTACTGTACAGTTATCGGATGATTTTGATTACAGTGGAACTTCAGGCGCCGAACTTAATTTACAAATTGAAGCAGTGATCGAAGATGCAAACTCAGACACAGTTAATGACACAATACAGTTGAATTATAAAAATTCTACAATTGGCGAGACTGCCAAATTTACCTACACGTACCGATCAATTTGTTAATGTTTGAGTTACTTGACATCACAATTAAAACAGTATATTATTAACATTGTTGTGATGATATGGTAAACTACTCCCGAAAGATCAAAAGCTAACCGCGCTAAATTGTTGTGAATCAACAATTTTTGGCGCATAAGTACCTGTCAATAAATACTATCTAAACGAACAGTGAAGAGTTAATTATACTATACAAAGAGTAGAAGAGAGATATGAATAAGATTACAGTAATAAAAAGAAGCGGTGCCAAAGAAGAACTCACACTGGAGAAATGGCAGACCCAAGTAGCTAAAGTATGTAGTGGGATCGCCGATGTTAGTCAGAGTATGATTGAAATTAAGGCGCAGCCTCACTTCTACGATTGCATTACTACAAAAGAAGTTGACGAAATTACCTTACGTGCTATTGTAGATTTAATTGATGTAGAATCAAATCCAGATGTTGGGCATGTTAATTATCAGTACGTTGCTGGCAAACAACGACTATCAATGTTGCGTAAAGATGTATACGGTGACTACACTCCTCCTCATCTATTTGAAATAGTAAAAAAGAATATAGCAATTGGTTTATATACTCCAGAACTATTAACATGGTATAGTGAAGATGATTGGAATCGAATGAACGACATGCTGGAGCATGAGAAAGATGAAGATTATTCGTATGCTGCCATTGAACAGTTAATAGAAAAATATTTGGTACGTAATCGTGCCACAAAAGAAATATATGAAACACCACAAATTAGATACATGGTTGCAGCCGCAACTGTGTTCCATAAAGAAGAACCAAACGGCGCAAGGATGCGCTACATAAAGGAATATTACAATGCCGCTAGTGACGGACTTTTTACATTGGCCACACCGGTGTTGGCAGGGCTTGGTACACCTACGAAACAATTTAGTAGTTGCGTTCTTATTAGGTCGGATGATGATCTGGACAGTATTTTCGCGTCAGGCGAAATGATGGCCAAGTATGCCAGTAAACGTGCGGGGATTGGATTGGAAATCGGTCGACTACGCCCATTGGGCTCCCCGATTCGCGGTGGCGAAATCATGCATACTGGTATGATACCATTTTTAAAGAAGTGGTTTGGAGATTTGCGATCATGTTCACAAGGAGGTATTCGTAATGCAAGTGCTACTGTTTTTTATCCTATTTGGCATCATCAGTTTGATGATCTTATTGTTCTTAAAAACAACCAAGGAACAGAAGAAACCCGAGTCCGTCATATGGATTATGGGGTTGTGCTTAGTGCTTTCTTCTGGAGACGATTCCGAAACAAACAAGACATAACATTCTTTGATCCTAATGAAGTACCAGAGTTATATGAAGCATTTTATCAAAACACAGAACTGTTTGAAGAGCTGTATGTGAAATATGAAAAACGCAAAGACTTGCGTACCAAGACCATGAGTGCTGAAGAAGTATTCAAATCGGGAATACTGAAAGAACGTACTGACACAGGCCGTATCTATCTAGTGTTTATCGACAACGTGATGAAGCAAGGACCATTTGATCCTGAGTATCACACCATTTACCAGAGTAACCTTTGCTGTGAAATCCTTTTACCTACTAGATCCTTTAAGCGTCTTGACGATGCTGATGGTCGCATTGCCCTTTGTACTTTGGGCTCAATCAACTGGGGAGCCTTTAGAAATCCGGAAGATATGCGCCGGGCTTGCCGTATTTTACATCGCAGTCTTAACAATATATTGGATTACCAGGACTTCCTGAGTATACAATCCAAACTAAGCAACGATGAAATCCGCCCACTAGGTATTGGCATTACTAACTTGGCCTACTGGCATGCCAAGCGCAGTTTAAAGTACGGTGAGAAGGATGCATTGGGTGAAGTTAAATCCTGGATGGAGCATCAAGCATACTACTTGACTGAAGCAAGTGTTGAGCTGGCCAAAGAACGCGGTGCTTGTTTGGGATCGGATCAAACACGATATGGCAAAGGCATATTTCCTTGGGAACTACGTGCTAAGGGATCTAATGAACTAGCAGACTTTACACCTGAACTGGATTGGGAAACCTTAAGAGCACAAATGAAAGAACACGGTGTTCGTAATGCTACACAAATGGCAGTTGCACCTGTAGAAAGTTCTAGTGTAGTTATAAACAGCACTAACGGAATTGAAATGCCAATGAGTCTTATCAGCACTAAGGAATCAAAAGCAGGCAGTTTCACGCAAGTTGTTCCTGAGTATGCAAAACTTAAAAACAAATATCAACTGATGTGGGAACAACGAGACTGCGAAGGCTATTTAAAAACATCAGCAGTTATTGCCGCATATGTTGATCAAAGTATCAGTACCAATACATTCTATAATCCAGCGCACTTTCCAGAACGTAAAGTACCAACTACGTTGATTGCCAAGAACTTGATGCAAGCACACATGTGGGGCATTAAAACATTCTACTACAGTTTGATTAACAAAGCTGGAAGTAAACAAGTAGCAGAGATAGCACCTACTGAAATGCAAACTAACGGTTATAACTATGAAGATATGGAAGATGATTGTGAGGCATGTAAGTTATGAGCTATAACTTTATCAGACAATTTATTACTGAAGGCAGACCAGTATCTTTAAAAATACTACCCTTGCCCTACGGTGTGAATGATTTGAGCCCTAGCATCTCCAAAGCCACAATAGATTATCATTACGAAAATCTTGCTAAGACTTACGCCAAACGTTTCAATGCTGGCGAAGGGGATCCTAATTTTAATGAAGCTGGAGCATTTCTTCATAACATTTTATTCCAACAGTATCAAGAGCCAAGTGACAGTAATGATCCAACTGGCAAGATAGCTGAGTTTATTGAAACACACTATAAAACTTTTGTCAAATTCAAGGAAGAGTTTCTCAAAGTGGCAATGGGTGTGCAAGGCAGCGGATGGGTTTATCTGGCTAAGGATGGCAAGATTAAAACCATTGTGAATCACGAAATTAAAAAAGATATTGTAGTATTAGTAGACTGGTGGGAACATGCATGGGCATTGGACTACCAAGCAGACAAAAAAAGTTATTTAAAAAATCAATGGAAAATTATGAACTGGGAGCATATAAATGGCATATTCTGAAAAAGTAATTGATCATTACGAAAATCCGCGCAATGTGGGATCTTTTGCTAAAGATGATCCTACAGTGGGACTGGCATGGTTGGTGCACCGGCTTGTGGTGATGTGATGAAGTTACAAATTAAGGTTGATGACGTTACAGGTCTTATTACTGATGCAAAATTTAAAACGTACGGGTGCGGATCGGCGATTGCAAGTTCATCACTCGTAACCGAGTGGGTCAAAGGCAAAACACTTGACGAGGCTGGCGCAATTAAAAACAGTGAGATTGCCGAAGAACTAGCATTACCACCAGTGAAGATACATTGTAGTATATTGGCAGAAGATGCTATCAAGGCGGCAGTGCATGATTACCGTAACCGAAACAGCAAGTAAACGAATCAAACAGAATTTAGACAAGCGTGGAAAAGGCGAGGGTATTCGTATAGGTGTAAGAACCACAGGATGTAGTGGACTGGCATATACTATAGAATATGTGGATGAATACATAGCCGAAGTGGGTGTAACTAATTTTGCTCAAAAAGACTTTGTTGTACTAGTGGATGCAAAAAGCCTAGCTTATCTAAATGGTTTAACAATGGATTGGGTGCGTAACGGACTTAATGAGGGATTTGATTTTATCAATCCCAACGAACGTGATCGTTGTGGTTGTGGGGAAAGTTTTAGAGTATAAGGTAAACAATGAGTAAAGAACAATATAATTTAAACACAAAGACAGACTATCTTAATCGTAAGATGTTTCTGGACCCTGCCGGGCCAGTTACTATTCAACGTTTTGAAGAAGTAAAATATAAGAAGATTGCAGACTTTGAAGCAACTGCACGTGGTTTCTTTTGGCAACCAGAAGAAATTAGTTTAAGCAAAGACTCAAATGATTTTAAAGATGCAAGCGATGCTATAAAACATATTTTTACTAGTAACTTGTTAAGACAAACAGCACTAGACAGTTTACAAGGTCGTGGCCCAAGTCAAATCTTTATGCCTGTGATCAGTTTGCCAGAATTAGAAGCATTAGTATACAACTGGACATTCTTTGAAACAAACATTCACAGCAAAAGTTACAGTCATATTATTCGTAACATTTATAACGTGCCCAAAGATGTGTTCAACACAATCCACGACACTAAAGAAATTGTTGACATGGCCTCTAGTGTAGGTAACTACTATGAAGCACTACACGTTATTAACTGCCGTAAGCAACTTGGCGAAGCAGTTACTGAGAAAGAACACATCAAAGCAATATACATGGCATTACACGCCAGTTACGCACTAGAAGCATTCCGCTTTATGGTGTCATTTGCCACAAGCCTCGCAATGGTTGAGAACAAGATCTTTATTGGTAATGGCAACATCATCAGTTTGATTCTACAAGACGAATTGTTACACAAAGGATGGACAGCTTATTTGATTAATCAAGTTGTTAAGGAAGACACTAGGTTTGCCGAAGTAAAAGCAGAATGTGAACAAGAAGTGTATAGTTTGTACATGGATGTGATTCGAGAAGAAAAGGATTGGGCCACTTACTTGTTTAAGATGGGGCCAGTTATTGGACTTAACGCAAACATTCTACGTGACTTTGTGGATTTCACAGCAGTCGGAGCACTGAAAGAGATTGGCATCAAGTATAACAATCCAGCACCAAAGTCAACTCCTATTCCTTGGTTCAACAAGCACGTGGATACAAGCAAGAAACAAACAGCATTACAAGAAAGTGAAAGTACTAATTACGTTATTGGCGTAATGAGCGAAGCACTTGATTACGATTCATTACCAGCATTATAAGAGAGAAACATGATCACAGTTTATAGTAAAAATAACTGTCCGTTTTGCGATAGAGCAAAGGCATTATTAGAAAGTAAAGACATTCCATTTAAGGTAATTAAAATGGAAGACGAACCCTCTGCACGTGAGTTCCTTATGGAGCAGGGACTGCGTAGTGTTCCACAGATTTTTAAGGATGGCGTTCTCCTTCCTGGCGGCTTTCAAGGCCTTGCAGGTAAAGACGAAGAATTTTTTAACACACTGAAAGGATAATATGTTAATTTCAAAAGGCGTATCAGAAGGTGAAGTAATCACACTTAAACTAACAAGCGGAGAAGAGCTTGTTGCTAAATTGGTAGAAGATGGTCCACTCCATTATACACTAAAGAATCCACAAGTAATTGGTATGGGGCCAAAAGGACCAGGACTAATGCCATATTTGTTTACAGTAAATCCAGATACTGAAATCAAATTACAAAAATCAACGGTCACAGTAGCAGAAGCAACCGACGCACAGTTTGCTAAACAGTTTATTGAATCAACTACTGGGATTGCACTAGCATAATGCCCGCCGTAGCTAGACAAGGTGATCCAACCACAACCGGCCACGGGTGCGATTCTACCTCCACAGTTGTGGGTCCTACTGGTGCAAGTGCAAAAGTATTTGTCAATAACATAGCAGTTGAATGTAAAGGCAATCCAGTTGCACCACACACTATTCCAGCTGGCCCAGTTTGTGTTGCCCACAGTGCAGTAATCAATGCGGGATCAGGAACTGTGTTTGTGGGAACTATTCCAATTGCAAGAGTTGGAGATTCCACTGATGGTGGAAAAATAACCGCTGGAAGTCCCGATGTAATTGCTGGTTGACATTTACCAAAAAATACTATAAAATTAAAGAATGAGAGTGTTTCGAAAGTTTTGGAAAATTTGGGCCAGGGCCTTAGGAGAAAAAACTGGAGCAACAGTTCAAGAAGCAGACCATGTTGCTATAGTTAGGACGATTGTTGTTCTAACATATATCATTACAAACTGCTTCATTATTGCCGGTGTTATTCGACACTGGTAGCTAACTATTAAAACAAGGAGACTATTATGTCAGTAAATAAACATGCAGAATTCACAAAAATCGTAGAGGCAATGGAGGCAGACTTTGAAAAGTTTTATGACAAGGAAGTTGGTGCTGCCGGCACCCGTGTTCGTAAACATTGTCAAGATCTTGCCAAATTGTGCAAAGAAACTCGTAACGATGTTACCGCAGTTAAGAATGCACGTTCCGAAGCAAAAGAAGCAAAATAATAGAATGATTTTGGTAGTGTTGGGCTTGACTTTGCCCAACACTTGTAGTATAATTGTTCTATGACAATGCATTTACATCATCCCAGTTTAAGCCTCACTGGTAAACCAAAAGGCAAACACAAGTGGCCCAGTGCTGAACACAAGCGCAAAGCCGAACAAGCAGATGCGGATTGGAAAGCTCTCCAAAAGAAATGGGGAATTGAAGCCGATGATAGAAAACGTACAAGAGCATTGTCTGCTCCTAGTTTAAGTGGTAGTTACAGTTTGAAAATACCAGAAGGTCGCAATACCACTGCACACATTAAAAGTGTGGACACAGGTGGTAACGCTACACTGAAACCTGCTAAGGTGTACACTGGAACCAAAGTAAAAGGCATTGCTACAATGCACAAGAGCAACGCTGTTCCTGTGTTTAGTGATGAAGAGGCAGTGGATATAGCCAGAATGCGTCGATAATGGCCCGTTTTAACCCAGTATCGTCAAAAAGAAGCTATATATTTTATCGTTTCGAAAGAAACTAAGATAGTAGAACCAAAGTATGTCAAAAGCTGAAACGGTTCCGCGAGTCTTGGCCAATTAGAAACCCGAAGATCGGGATGCCAGGCTTGCCAAAGGTAACAATTGATGTTGAATTATGAGTCAACTATAAACAAATGTTGCTAATGGAGAAGACAGAATCTGCTTTGGGTTTTGAGACCAATGTAGTTAGTCATCTCCCTTTATGTAATGTAGTTTGAATTTTGAACTACACCAAGTCAAGGAGACATGAAATGGAAAAAGCAATTAGGCTTATAGCCCTAGTTTTTGGTATTATATTTGTAGGCACTGCGGTGTCCGAAATTACAGTATCCAAAATAGATAGATTGAAAGAAGCGCAGTTTGTTACATCAGTAGATGTAGTCTCAATTAGAGACAGAGAAAGACAACTGGACTGCTTAGCCAAAAACATTTACCACGAAGCGGCATCAGAACCGTTCGAGGGCAAAGTGGCAGTGGCACAGGTAACAATGAATCGAGCAGAATCAGGAAAATTTCCTAGCGATGTCTGCGCAGTTGTTTACCAAAAAAATGTGTTTATGGAAAAAGTGGTTTGCCAGTTTAGCTGGTATTGCCAAAACGGCGGCAAACCTCCAATCCGAAGCACTGCAATGTATGATGAATCATACAAGGTAGCAAAGAAGGTATTATTGGAGAATTTTAGACTTGACGTAATGAAGGATGCATTGTATTATCATGCTGATTACGTAAACCCACAGTGGGGCAAGGAAAAGATTGGTAAAATTGGTAGGCATGTTTTTTATAGGGAACCAAAAAATGGAAGAAATTAAGCAATTGGCGAATAAAGTAATATCAATGATTCAAGAGAAGGCACACTCAGTTTCAACAGAAACGTTGGGTTGGTTAGCAAATATCATTTTACATTGTGCAACTATTCCAACATTTTTGGCAGTAGGAATGGGATTGACTGATAAGTTACCCGGAATTGATATCATCTTGTTAATTTGGGGGGGTCTAACCCTACTATTTGCAAGAGCAATTATTGCCCGAGACATGCTCAATGTAGCAACGATTGGAATTGGTTTTATACTTCAAGCAATTTTACTAGCATTGATATTTTTCAAATAATACGGTTTACCAAAACCGTTGACATAACGAAGCCTTTGTCGTATAATACATACTACAGAGGCTTTTTTATTAACACACACAGAAAGAGAGTTTGAAATGACTAAATGGATTGTTATTCTTGCGCTAGTTATTCTAGCACCAACATTTGTCGTTAATTTGTTTTCAAGCGGAGTTTCGTTTGTAAGCAATCAAGGCAAAGCATTAGTGTCAGAAGTTGCAAAGGAAGCTACTAAAACCGTTCAGGAGTCTTCAAAATGAAAAAACTTATTTTAATCCCCATCATTGCAACGCTTACAGCTTGTGGCTCAATGAAGGACATTCCCGATCGCAAAACTTATGCACAGCCTAGCTGGTATCAGGATTGCGCACAAGAAGGCGTTAAAGGTTGGTTCTGGTGGAAAGAGGACTATGTCTATGCTTGTGGTGCTGGCGAAAGCAAATATGCTCAAGCTGCCGAAGAGCAAATGGATGCAATTGCAATGAACAACTTTGCAAAACGTATTAACGGAAAAGTTAATTCAGAAACATCTATTGAAATTGTAAATGACAAAAAGTCATCACGTACTTTTATCTCTTACAAAGTGTCTGACACAGCAATTCGTCGACATGTAAAGAGTGAGAAGGGTCACTTTACAATGGGTGGACGTCATTACACATACGTCAAACTTGAAATGAAGAAGAGTGTATTCGATCAATTGGTTGCAGAATCAAAAGGCGAATAACATGAACAAGATCTTGTTCGTAATAGCAGTATTGTCTTTGGTGGGGTGTAGTTCTACTCCTCCAAAGCAGTACAAACAATACTGTCACACTAGTCAAGAAATTCGTAAGAATGGTGAAGATGTTGTTAGTAGTGACACTCTTGTAAAATGTAATGACGATCCAATTGAACAAATTGGAATTAAGAAAATGGGCGTTGCTAAACAATGCTTTGAAAATCCATACAGACATCGTTTGCCCAGCGGACGTATAATTGAGGGAATAGGATATGCTTGCCAAAAATATGATGGTACTTGGGAAATTATTGGCAACAATAATATTCATTAGTTTTACCAGCAATGTTGCACACGCAGGACAATGGGACAAGCCCATTTATCAAAATGAGATTAACGACTTAAACGGTCCAGCTGTTATTTTTAATGCGTACCGAAGTATGTTTAGTCGTCTGAATAAAGAAGACAGTCGCAAACATCAACAAGCAGTATTCTTTGCACTTAACCGTTTAGACAACGGCGAGGCTACTAAATGGTATTCAGATGACGGATACCATATGGGGCAAGTGCAAGTTATGGTAACTGCTATGGTAAACGGTGAAATGTGTCGTAGGATTTACAGTGTTATTATGTTAAAATCAGATCAGCGCACATTTGAAGAATGGGCTTGTTTTAAAACTAGCAGTAATACATGGAATTTCGCTGATAAATAAACATATGATTTTAGCATACTTACTCTTACTTACTGGACTTACAATTTCTGCAGTCGCAATCTACTATTCCGTAGTAGGTTTGGCTGCAATTTTCTCTGCGGCAATGATTCCAATTATTATTATGGGATCAGCTTTGGAAGTTGGCAAACTAGTCTGCGCCTCTTGGCTTAAAGCCAATTGGGAACGTGCTCCGCGTTTGATGAAAGTCTACATGACTACTGCGGTCATTGTACTAATGCTTATTACTTCAATGGGCATCTTTGGTTTTTTATCCAAAGCTCACAGTGACCAAAGTTTAGTATCAGGTGATGTTCTAAGTCGTATCAGTATCTATGATGAAAAAATCAAAACATCAAAAGATAATATTGAAGCTAATCGTAAAGCACTTAGGCAAATGGACGAAGCAGTTGATCAAAGTATGGCACGATCAACTGATGAAAAGGGTGCAAATCGTGCAGTATCTATACGCCAAAGTCAAGCTAGAGAGCGTACAAGATTACAAAACGAAATAGTTGCAGAACAAAAAAGTATCGCTAAACTCAACGACGAAGCCGCACCAATTCGTGCAGAGGTCCGCAAAGTTGAAGCTGAAGTAGGCCCACTAAAATATATTGCCGCTTTTGTTTACGGCGCAACAGATGAAACACTCCTAGAGAAAGCAGTTACTTGGGTAATCATTACAATTATTGTAGTGTTTGATCCACTAGCAGTTATCATGTTACTGGCCGCACAAATGACGTTTGCCTGGAGGCGGGAAGAAAAAGCAGATGAAGAACTGTTGCACAAAACTGTTCCATTATTTGTCCCTCCTCTACCAGAAGAAGAAAAGAAACCAGACTATGAGCCAGATGATGGAGCATTAACACAAGAACAATTAGACCAGATCAATCAAATGGCTGCTGAAGCAGGTGTAAAAACAGAACCAACAATGCAATTTGTTGATAGAGGCGAGCATCCAAGAGACAAATTTGAGCATGAACTTGAAGCTGAAGAAGCAAAAGAAGATCCTAAAGAAGTTGCTAATACAGTAACCAGAGTTGAGCCAACAATATCTGTCAATGACATAAATGAATGAGATCGTTGGAACAGAATGCTCGAAGAAGCCGAACGTGCTGATGCTCATGAGAAGGAATCAATGCGTAAATGGAAAGAAAATCATCCTGAAGATACAATTAAAAATCAAGAAAAGAAAAAAGAGTTAGGCTTGATTGAAATATTGCCTTGGGAATTAGAACAACAACGTCAGGCAGAGATTGAGGCAGAAACGGCTGCAAAATATAAGATCTTCCCAACACTACAAAACGAATTGAATAAACTAGAACCAGACTTTCCTAAACAAGAAAGAATTAAACCAGATCTAACAGAAGTCGTCGAAACCGAAGATCAAAAAAAAAACGAGCTACGTGATGAAACAAGCGGATCAGCAGATAACAAAGATCCGTCAGTAACATACGTACAGAATAGTGAACAAAGTAGCGATTCGCTATGGAACAGAATTAACAAAGAGAACAAATGAACTTAGGAAAAATTAACCTCATTACGCCTCCGGACAAATTATTCAATTTGAACTTGAGCTACTTATTAGTAAAGCCATCAGTAAATGTTAAAAAACAGTTCCAAACAATCTTAAGTCATAATATTGAAGAGTTAAATGTATTCATTTATGATGATAACGAAACAGATATTAGTTGGCTACTAAGTGTGTCACAACAAGCAGATATCACAGTTATTGATATTGATAACTGTGACCCAACAACAAAACTTTTTATAACTTTCTTATTGGCACAGCCCAATACTCATTATATTACAAACGATGAATTAACTCCCTATGGTCTTATTTCAAAAAATAGAATTTGGAATTTAGATGCAGTAGTTGCGGCTTTCACTGGTGAGGAAGAAGACGACGAGGAAGATGATGACGATGAGTCAGAGAGACAATAAAGTAAGAGGTAGTGTAGTTTACATCAGAGAAGGCGAAGATGTAAACCGCGCACTACGCAAATTTAAAAAGAAGATCGAAGAAAGCGGTCTTCTTGATACACTTCGTAAGAAAGAATTTTACGAAAAGCCTACTACAAAACGCAAACGCAAGAAGGCAGCGGCCAAGCAACGCTACGCCAAAAAGCTCCAAAAAGAGCAACTACCAAAAAAACTTTTCTAATCAATCTACTAGACATTTGATAGCAATTTTGCTATAATAACGTATAACTACGAAAGGCTTATAATGGCTAAACATTTAATGGTGGACTTAGAAACTCTAGCCACCACTCCAAATGCACAAATTCTTACACTAGGCGCAGTAACATTTAATCCAAACGGATACGAAGTATACGATGAAATATACTTACGTATTGATGTAGATACTTGTGAATTTGCAGATCCATTTATTGATGACAATACTATTAGGTGGTGGGCAGATCAAGACAAGGCTGCTCAAGACGAGGCCTTTAGTCCTGACAATCGTATAGATTGTAAAGAAGCAATGGAAAAGTTCTACAAATTTTGTATGGGTTCAAGTCGTTTTTGGAGTCACGGTTCTACATTTGATATTATTATTTTAGAACACTATTTCCGTAAAATGGGCAAACCGTTTCCATGGAACTTTTGGGACGTGAGGGATACTCGTACACTATTTGACTTGGGCATGGATCCAGAAATGCCGCAAGCACTAAAGCATCACGCTTTGGAAGATGCACGTCGTCAAGCAATTGGTGTGCAAACAATGTTTAAGAAACTACGTAGAAAGTTTGAGAATTAATATGGCACCACTAAACGAATCTAATGATGAAGTAATGGACATCCTACAAGAAGAATGTGCAGAGGTAATTCAAGCGGTTAGTAAAATCCGTAGATTTGGTATAGACAACGCTAAACTTAATACTGGACAAACTAATCGAGAACACTTGGAAGAGGAACTTGGTGATATGTTGGCTATGATTGATATTCTAATGGCCAATAACATTATCAGCTGGGGAAATTTGCATATAGCAAAACGAGCTAAAATCGAGAAACTCAAAAAGTGGTCCAAAATTCAAAACTTAGACAATATCTGATATAAATAAAAGTGTAGACAGTGCCCAATGGGGGCTGTACACATAGGGTGTTTACCCGAAAATATATCTTGCTTTTTAAAAGGAGAAAACAATGAGCAAAGTAATCGGTATCGACTTAGGTACAACAAATTCATGCGTAGCCGTTATTGAAAACGGTGTCACAAAAGTAATCGAAAACAGCGAAGGCGCCCGTACTACACCAAGTATTGTTGCATACGCTAACGATGAAATTCTAGTAGGTGCTAGCGCAAAGCGTCAAGCAGTAACCAATCCCAAAAATACAATTTACGCAAGCAAGCGTCTTATTGGGCGTAAGTTCAAAGAAGAAGCTGTGCAAAAAGACATTGGTCTAATGCCTTATGAAATCATAGAAGCCAAAAACGGCGATGCATGGGTTCGATCAAATGGTAAGGAATTAGCACCACCACAAATTAGCGCAGAGGTTCTGCGTAAGATGAAAAAGACAGCGGAGGACTATTTAGGTCATGAAGTTACCCAAGCAGTTATTACAGTTCCTGCGTACTTTAACGACAGCCAAAGACAGGCAACTAAAGATGCTGGACAGATCGCAGGCTTGGAAGTACTCCGTATTATTAACGAGCCTACTGCGGCAGCTCTTAGTTATGGCGTTGATAAGTCTGATAAAAAAGATCGCAAAATTGCTGTTTACGACCTTGGTGGCGGTACTTTCGATGTATCGATCATTGAGATCGCGGATGTAGATGGCGACAAACAAATTGAAGTGTTGTCAACTAATGGCGACACATTCTTAGGCGGTGAAGACTTTGACCAACGCATTATGGATTATTTGGTTGACGAGTTTAAGAAAGACAACGGTGTTGATCTTAAGAAAGATACACTAGCATTACAGCGTTTAAAAGAATCTGCTGAAAAAGCAAAGATTGAATTGTCTAGCTCTGCACAAACAGATGTTAACTTGCCTTACATCACAGCCGATGCAAGCGGACCTAAACACATGAATGTTAAGTTGACTCGTGCTAAATTAGAAAGCCTTGTTGACGAACTGATCCAACGTTCAGTGCAGCCATGCAAAACTGCAATGAAAGATGCAGGTGTAACTGCTGGCGACATTGATGAAGTTATCCTTGTTGGTGGTATGACACGAATGCCTAAAGTGCAAGAAACTGTTGAGAAGCTATTTGGCAAAGCACCACGTAAAGACGTTAACCCAGATGAGGCAGTGGCTGCGGGTGCGGCTATTCAAGGATCAGTACTAGCAGGTGACCGTACAGACGTACTGCTATTGGACGTCACCCCATTGAGCTTGGGCATTGAAACAATGGGCGGTGTGTTTACCAAGTTGATTCAAAAGAACACAACTATCCCAACTAAAGCCAGTCAAACATTCAGCACAGCAGAAGATAACCAGCCAGCCGTTGATATCAAAGTTGCACAAGGCGAGCGTGAGTTGTTCAAGTACAACAAGGCACTTGGTGAATTTAAGCTAGACGGTATTGCTCCAGCACCACGTGGTATGCCACAAGTTGAAGTTACATTTGATATTGATGCAAACGGCATTATGAATATCAGTGCTAAAGACAAAGGCACTGGCAAGGAAAATAAAATCACTATCAAATCAGACAGTGGTTTAAGCAAAGAAGAAATTGAACGTATGGTTCAAGATGCTGAAGCCAATGCCGAGTCAGACAAAAAGGCTAAAGAGTTGATTGAAGCACGTAACGGTGCTGAAGGTCAAATCCACACGATTAGGAAAGATATGGAATCAAAAGATGTTCCAGAAGAATTAAAAACCAAACTTGAAGACTCAATTAAAGAATTGCAAGATGTAATTACTGGTGACGACTTAGATGCAATCACTGAGAAAATGACTGCAATGCTTACAGTTGCTCAAGAGTTGAATGAAGTAAAAGCAAAAGCTACAACAGAAAATTCACAAGATGAAAAGACTGTTGATGCAGAGTTTACAGAAGTAAAATAAACACACACAGACGTTATAAATATTATGCGGTGCTCAGGTGAGGCCGCATAAATTATTCTTGCTTAATTTAAGGAGATATTAAAATGAACGCAAATATAACACGCTTTGACACACAAGCCCTAAACAGGGCTCTAGTAGGTTTCGATAGATTATTCGATACATTCGAACATCGCATCGCAAATCAAATGCAAAATAACTATCCCCCACACAACATCATTAAACTTGATGACACTAGATATGTCATCGAGGTCGCTGTTGCCGGGTTTAGGAAAGATGAAATTCACATTGAAGTTGAACAAAACTTGTTGACTATTCGCGGTGTTCGCACACGCGAAGATGGTGAGAATATTCAATACTTACACAGAGGACTTAGCTCACGGGATTTTGAACGTAAGCTTCAATTAGCTGAACACATGCTAGTCAAGGGCGCTTTAATTCAGGATGGTATTCTATCTGTACAGTTAGAACACGAGATTCCGGAAGAAAAGAAAGCTCGCGTGATTGACATTGTCGAGGTTAAGTAATATAATAAGGGGAAGGGAACTTCCCCTACTCTTGGAGAACATGAATGACAACAACAACTGATATTAAACTAGACGAGAAGATTAAGATTAAGGTTCAAGAACCTAAACGCTGGAACGTGATCTTTCTAAACGATGATTCAACCCCAATGGATTTTGTCATTAGTCTTTTGACCGAAGTGTTCAAACACACAGAAGAAACTGCTCGAGACATCACTCTCCAGATTCACGATCAAGGCAGCGGTGTTGCCGGAACATACAGTTTTGAAATTGCTGAAGCAAAGGCAGTTGAATCAACTAATTTGGCTCGTGGTAGTGGATTTCCATTACAAATTAAAATGGAAGAAGAATGAGCTTAAAAGACATCACTAAAGACCTCCACCATGAGGCAGAAACAACAACATTTGCTAAGATGTTACTTGGCGGTAAAATTGAAAAACAAGATTATAAAAACTATCTGTATAACCTATTAGCAATTTACGATCCAATTGAATGGTATTGTAAGCGCCAAGGGTTTCTAGACACAATGCCAGACCTACCAAGACTACGTGCTATACACGCAGACTTTGTGGAACTCGATGATGGTAGTTATTGTTATCTAACTCCAGCCACATTAGAATACCAAGCATACTTACACAAACTAGGCAATGATCCAGAGAATAAAGCAAAAGTTAAGGCGCATTTATATTGCCGCCATATGGGCGACCTATTCGGTGGTCAAATCATTAAGAAACAAGTGGCACACATAAGCAGTGGCAAGTTTTATGACTTTGAAAATGGCGATGCTATGAAGATGGCAATTCGTCAAACACTAACTGATGACCTAGGTGACGAAGCTCGTGTAGCATTTGAATATGCTATTAAAATGATGCGGGATTTATATCGTGGAGAGTAAAGTTTGGGACACACTAATAGAAATACAACATCTGTTAGAGGATAAATTTAATGAAACAGGTACTGAAATATTTGAACCCGGAATGGATCGTTTTAATCAGCCTGGGTGGGTTAATCGCGTTTGGCGGTCCGATTCTTATCGTCGTGCTCATGTGGACGTCGTAGACGCTAGAGAGTCAAAAGGTTTATGGATGATGCACTGTTGCATCTTTCCACATACACATAATCCAGCACCAATTTATGGCTTTGATGTTATCGCTGGCAAGAACAAGATAACTGGTTGCTTTCACGATTACAGCAAAGCAGGTGATCCTAACCACCCTATGATGCAATGGTTTTCTGAAGAAGTAAGCAAACTAGAATGGCGTAAGGAACGTGCATTGCCTGAGTGGGCCACTAACATATTCAGCAAGAGTATGGTAGCTGCGGGCAATGTCAGCGATGAAGCTGAATTAGAACAACTGACAACTTTAGCAAAAACTACAGTAGAGCATTATCTAAGCACAGTCGCTGAAACCAACAACACAGCTGAAGATACTACAGAAGCGCAGAATTACTACGCACAGAATCAGAAGTGTAACCCTCATACTCCTAAAGTAATGGTTAGTTTAGGGCTTAGTGAAGAGGACGTACAGCATTTCATACAGGAATGCCTGTTCCCTGAAATACGCTAAATATTAGTATGAGAGCAAAAGAATTTTTATTAATTGAATCTGAAGGCGGGATGGCACGACGAGCTGAAGAAGCTGGACGTGGAAAACGTGTGGCCTTTAAGAATAATGCAGGCAACGTAATTACGATGGTAGATGCCATTGTGTTCCCGCAACAAGGTGACATTGCAGAACCGCAAGACCTTATTGCCGAGTTGATTGCATACGCCGAAGCAAACAACATTCCTGTTGCAGACTTTAAAACAATGCCAGCAACACAGGGACTATCAAGTCCTGATAAAGCTGGTGCCGCACTAGCTCTAGTATTTCAAGATGACAAGACTGGCAAGATGATGGGATTTATTGCTCTAAAACCAAAGAAGAAACCAGGTGCTTATCCTATTTTCTTACAGACCAAACTATTCTCAGACTTGACCGGATATCAACAACTAAGCGGTAAAGCTGGCGAAGAAAATAAAATTTCAGGCGTACAACAACGTGCCGCACTGAACTTGAAGCCAGTTGGTATTGCTTCAACCAACACAGAGCTAGCCGCAGACGATGTCCCAACAGATGTTGTTAACACAATCGCTGGAAGAGCAGACTTGGGTCAAGATGTCAAAGACCAAGTGGTTGCATTGCTAGAAAATGTATTATTTGGAAGAACAACACCTGTTCCAGGTGCTAACCAATATTCAAAGAGTTATGAAATTGACTTGGGTGAAACAGCAGCACCGTTGGCAATTATTAAACAACGATTCCTTAGCGGTGCTTGGCAAGAAGCTGAAACTGCAATGACCGGTGGCCCAGGCGGGTTTGGTAAAATTAGGGGAATTGAATATCCCAATGACCCAGCAGAAAAACTATACGATAGCTATTTGATTATTGATGATAACAATTTAATTCGTGTTAGTAGCAAGGACAAAGCAGGCGGCGCTAAAGCAAGTATTTCAGGCATGGTAGATGACATTCTAAAATATCCAGAACGTTATGAGGGTGTATTTGATGCTGATGAAATGAAAAACTTGTATGATATCGTGATGATGATTAAAGATCCTGATATGGATTACGTGTCTAGTTCTGATACATGGTACAGGAACGGTTCTATTGCTGGGGTACTACAAATTGGCGTACATGTTGGTATAATTACGAGAGTGCAGTCTGATAAAATTTTAGCTATCATTGACAGTGATCAACAACATGTAAGAGCAAAAGACCTTAAAGAAAATGGATTAGATGTGCTACTAACTTACAAAGGCACTGACGATGATCAACGTGTAGACTATAGAATTGGTTGGCATTTGTTAGCTGGATTGGCCCAAGGCATAGCCAATCAAATCAACAAAAATCCTAATACAGACAAGTTCTTTAGAACTATACTGGAACGCAGTAACATGCTTCAAATCAAAACTTCTCTAAAGGTAACAAAGGATACTGAAACAGTTCCAGGTGGTGCTTACTTCTCCAACTTTGAAGTAATTTATCCACCAGTGTTTACTGGTAAGATTTTAATGGATCCAAGTAGCAACTTCTATGCAACACGTAGACCGGTTGGTAAGATTGGTTTTGTTATCAAGTAAAAATACTACTAAAATACTAAAAAGCTCTTAGGAGCTTTTTTTTACGGTTAACTGGTTATATAATGTTTCATTGACCTAGATTAAATAAATTAAGCCAAGTATTACCTGGGAGCGAACCATGAAAAATACATTAGCAATAGTAGGAATAGTTGTGACTATCAATTCCGCATTTGCAGCAGAATTACAACATAGTTTTAACAGTCCATCATTTAGTGGAATTGGATACAGCTCACACGTCTTGACTTTGTATCAGCTAGAAACACAGGCTAAAGACAAAAACAAAGCAGCAGCCGATGCGCTAAAAGCAAAGGCAGAATCTGATGCACTGAACACACCGCAAGCTAAGTTTCAATCAAATTTAGAAAGTCGTATCTATTCACAACTAGCCAAACAAATTACAGATAGCCTCTTTGGTGTTGACGGTGCACCTGTATGTACAGCAAATAGCTCAGGCAACTGCGGACAAATGGAAGTGGCTGGAAATAACATTACATGGAAAGTATCAGGTACCAACATTATTGTTAGGATTGAAAACATAAGCAATCCTAGCCAATATACAGAAATGACAGTCCCAAGTGGTACATTTGGGTTTTAAGGATACACTATGAAAAAAACAATATTATCCTTAGTAGTAGTAGCAGTACTAACAGGGTGCGCATCAAGTTCAGCAATAAGGGAAAAATTAACCGGCAATCAATTTGACGACCCCACAGTTGAATCTAGTAAATTTTTAAAGAAAGACACTAATAAATTACAGCCCCCAGAAGGCGGCCCATTGCCAGTAGCAGTTTACGGGTTTCGTGACTTAACAGGTCAGCGTAAATCACAACCACTAATTGCCAGTTTAAGTTCAGCAGTTACACAAGGTGCTGAAAATTATCTAATCAAAGCCTTACAAGATGTTGGTGATGCTCGTTGGTTTACAGTACTAGAACGTGTGGGATTAGAAAATTTAATTAAAGAACGTCAAATGATTCGTCAAATGCGTGAACAATATCAAGGCAAAGATGCTAAGGCACTACCGCCAATGATGTTTGCGGGAATTATCATGGAAGGTGGAATTGTTGGCTATGACAGTAATACATTAACAGGCGGATCAGGCATAAGGATTTTTGGTATTGGTGCTAGCACACAATATCAATCAGACACAGTTACAGTAACTTTAAGAACTGTTAGTGTAGCAACGGGTGAAATATTAACCACTGTCACTGTAACTAAAACAGTGTTAAGTTATATGGACAAATTAACATTGCTTCGTTTTGTAGATGACGGTACACAGTTTGGCGCTGCCTCAAATGCCCTTGAAGGTGAAGTTGGCGGCAGCATAAACGAAAGTATTAATCGAGCAGTTGATGTTGCTGTTCAAGCAGCGGTAATACAAACGATCAATGAGGGCGCCCGCAAAGGACATTGGGGATTTAAAAAACAAATAATAGAAATTCCAGTTCCCGTTGTACCCGCTGTAGAGGAAAAGAAAGATGTTAATGTCCAACCAAAACCTATCTCTGAAACTAAACCAGAAGCAGAATTAGTACCTAGAGTTGTACCTATAACTAAAGAAATAAAGAAAGAAGAAGTTAAAGTAGAGGAGAAGAAAGATGTCGTGGTTCAATCACAAACCCAATCCGAAACCAAAACCCAAGCCATACCCAGTACCTCCCCAGAAGTAAAAGTAGAAGAAAAGAAAGTTGAAGTGAAACCAAATGAAACAAAGATAGCACGTGACACAGCTCGACCATTATTTGGCCAACGCACATTATTAGAAAATTCTTTCTTATACGCAAGTGAAAATGAAACAAGTACTCGTAAGTGGTGGATACCTAAAGGCACAATAGTAAATGTAGTACAACCTGGGACAGAAGGTTGGTGGAGAGTAACAATATCTGATGGAACTGGCCGTGGTGGCTGGATTCAAAACAGCAAGTTAGGCGATTGAAAGGTGTTGGTTTTTTAACAGTGTAAATTTTTTTACACCTAAGAGTAACGAAAAAATAACAGCAACATTTAATTTTTATGTTATTGCAATTAAATAAAGTAACAAGAATTAAATCTACGTGAAAGGGGTAGATCATAGAAGAGTATTATAATTATAGGTCAATGACCAAGGAACTTGTTGGAGAATAATAATAATCCAACATTAGAAAAAATGAAACAAACAATGACAGGCGGTTGTGGGTTGTCGAGAAAATTACTCACTATGATGCTTTTGAGCTTTGCCACCATAAGTGGTGCTCAGACAGCAACAGGTCCTAACAAAGTCTATATCGAACAGGTTGGTAGTAGCAATACTATTACTATCGAGCAGGTTGGCGGGACCAACAATGTTGGCGGGATTGCCACAACTGTAGCAACGGCGGTAGCGGGTACTGGCATAACAACGCTTACTCCAGATGCCCCAAGTTCTTCAAATTACGGCACTATCACTGGCAGTACAAACACGGTTGATATCACGCAAACTGGTAATGCCAATAGTAGCCAATATAATATTAGAGGAAATAATAATAGTTACACTACTAATATGTTAGGCAATGGTAATCAAACTAGATTGACCATTGGTAATCCCAACGCCGCTACTAATAGCCAAAACGTTATTACAGAACAGATTATTGGCAATAACAATATGATCATCCAAGATGTTGTTGGCAGTAATATTGTTACAAGTACAAATTTAGTAGGTAATGATAACCAAGTGACTAGTAGTTTGCTTAGTAGTAGAGGCACAGTATCAAACGTAGTTACTGGTAATGCCAACGTATTCAATTTACAGCAAATGGATGCAGCTGGCGCTAACGGACATCAACTTGCTATGATGACTACTGGCGATTACAACAGTGTGACTACACAGCAACAAGGTACCAACGATACAACAGTTAATATTCAAACACAAGGTAGCAACAATACTATCACAGTCCGTACAAGTAGTACAACTATTGTATCACCAGCCACAGCCGTTGCGAGGTAATTATGCGTGTCTTTTTGTTAGCCCTACTGCTAACAGTTGCCAGTCCTTCGTGGGCTGGCATTGGCACGGTTTCAGAAAACAAAGGCACAGCCTGTGAAGTTGAACGCAACAAGAAAAAAATGTCAGGTGTCAAAGGTGCTGAAATTGAAAGCATGGACACTTATACTACAGGTGCGTGTGTAAGCAACATCACATTTAAAGACGATACCAAAGTCAAAGTTACAGAAAACAGCAGATTGCTTATTGACGATTTTGTTTTTGACCCAAACAAGTCAGATGCAGGCAAACTTGCACTCAGAGTAGGAATGGGCACTGTTCGATATGCAAGTGGACAGATCGCTAAAAATAACCCACAACAAGTAAACATTAAAACTCCCACAGCTACCGTTGCAGTGCGTGGCACTGATTTTACAATGACTGTGGACGAAACTGGACAAAGCCTTATTGTGTTAGTTCCTAGCTGTAAAGATGAAAAAGATGTTAAACAATTTGAACTAGATGAACAAAGATGCAAGGTTGGTAGTATTTCAGTCAGCACATTGGCTGGCACAGTGACTTTAGACAAGGCCTTTGAAGCTACATATGTAATAAGTAATAGTATGATGCCAACTCCGCCAGTAGTAGTTAGCACTATTGAAAGTAAAATTGGCAACAACCTAATCATTGTGAAACCACAGGAAGTGATCTTAGCCATCAAAGAGCAGGCTAAAAGTAAAAAAGAAGAATTAGATGCTGAGATGGAGGCAGACGCCCAACGCAAAATTACACAACGAGTGAAACAAACTGATGAAGCCATTGAAAACGCCCGCATCTTGGCCTTAGACACATATTTAGGTAAGATCGGATGCAATCCTGCTACGACAGTGTGTGTGGTATGGGAGAAAAGTGATGCGCCTGATATACAAAGTCGAGGTAAAGGCACAGCCTATAGGAATAATACAGATCACTATGCGGAAGTTAAAACATCTGGATACGATTCTAATACCTTTGTAGCTATTAGTCATAACGATCAGTATGCATTTACTGTGTTAGGTAGCGGCGATCCAGGTGGCAATGTGGTAAACATAGTTCAGAAAAGCGGAGTGTTGAGACGCCCATGAAACGTTTCCTATTAATATTTTCTTTTTTAATTCTATTCTGTTTGAGCGCACACGGTCAAGCAACAGGACTTGCTGATTTAAAATTTGGCAGGTATCAAATTGCTGATAGTCAGTGGAATGTTAATGCTTGTATGAATACAACTACTTGCCAAATATACAGTAAGAACCCAGGCACTGCATATAAAATTCCTTGGACTACTGGACAGATACAATGGGCTGCTGGCGATTATATAGGATTTGTAACCAACGCACACAAAGATGCTAACAATCCTTGGTTAGCTGTACAGTATGATAGTAACGGTGCCGCTAAAACAAATATGGGTGCCGGCCATATTATTAACATGGGCACAGACTTTTTCTTTTTTGTAGGCAGTGATAATAATACTGGACAGTTGTTTAGTATGACACAGGGCTTTGCCAACACTAGTGGGGTCACATGGACTGGAACAAGAAATCCAACACAAGCACAAGTAGATGCATATGCTACAAACGGTAGCACTACACCGTTGGCTGCTGGACAAACTGCTGCACCTGCAACACCACCACCACCGACCTTATGCTGTGGGGGATCATCTGCAGCATTTAATGCAGCCGCGACTAATGTAGCCAAAGTTGAAACATTTGTAAACAGAACAACTGCCGATAGTCGAGTGAATATAGAACAACTTGGCGTACAAAACGTAGTAGTTGTAGATCAATCTGGAACTAAAAATAACTATGTTAACTACTACGGCAACGGACTAAGCAATGATGTTGATATAAAACAGTCTGGTAATTCTACTACACAGGTAAACTATACTGATTTAAGAGTAGTGGGTAATTTTAACACAGTTACAATAGAACAAACTAGTACTGGAGGCGGCAAAGGAGCATTTGTCAATGTTCAAAATAATAACAATAGTCTTATTTTAAAACAACAAGACAACGGAAGTCATTACGCTGAAGTTAATCTAAGCGGTGGTAATAAGACTGTGGATATATTACAGCAAGGATCAGCTGCACACATGGCCAGCGTAACACTAACTGGTCCGCAACCTTCTAGTTTAAATCTAATACAAGCTGGTACAACACAGCAGTATTACTCCATTATAAATAACTGCGCTACAGCAGGTGGTTGCGCACCAATTACAGTAACTCAAGGTAAATAGTTGTCAGGAGGACACAACCATGAAACAGAAAAAGTTATTAACTAAACTGTACAGGGCTTGCGTCGACCATGATACAGAAACCATCGCAAAACTTCGTGAAAAAGAGTTTGCAAAGATACTGAAACACAAGGCCGAAGGTAAGTCTTTTACTACAAAATGGACTTTGGTTAGGATTTAAGTTTGTAATACAACCGTAATCTTTGTAACACGATACTACGATAAATATTGCTATGCAAAAAACTTATCGTAGTATTTTTGTGAGTGACGTCCACTTAGGTACAAAAGACTGTAAGGCGGAACAACTCAATAATTTTCTCAAGCACAACTCGTGCG